ATTGAAGTCTGCAACCACGGAAATGAAACAAGATATGACTCCCGCTTGGCTATATCAACTATAGCCATTTCATCCCTCCCAGTAAGGCCAATTACACGGGGATCTACCGTGACCTCTTGTTTATCATCGAGAGTAGCCTTGAAAATGGGATCGTGCTGTGTAGCAGATGCCATATTAGGCTGGAATCGGGGATTCATAAACGATATATCTGAGACTATAGTAGGCTTAACGAAACCAAAAATTTGAGCAATCTTTCCGACTCTATTTGCTCCAATAGCAGAAGCCATTGCATAAGGCCCAATATAAGGAACAGACCTCAAAGCACCAGCTATTTTAGCCAAAATAAATGCAGGACGCGAGACAACCCCCTGCCCATATTCATCTCCAGACTGCGGCACTAGACCGACAGGAGAATTGAAAGTAGGTGCCCCAAGCACAACATTTTCAGCCCATGCCATAATAGATACGGTAATAGGTTCAATTACACCTGATACATGAGCAAGCGGAACTAATTCACGAATCTGCAATGTACCAGCCGAATCAAGTTCACCGATGAGAGTCATGTCAAAACAATTAAAAGTATGTGTGTAAGGTAAGCGTAAACATCCTCCAGTTGATGTAGTCGGATCTAAAAACAAATGAGGATTCTGAGAAGCTCGAACACAACCAACCTCTGTAACATTGACGTTCCGAAAATCATCGAATCTGTGATCCGGCTGAACATTGGCCAACAATAGCCCATAGTGAAAAGGAGTTCCATTAACCAATATTTTAACACACATATCACACTTCATATTCCGATAATTGGCAACCCTATTAATATTCCTCTTGTTTTCCCAAAAGGTCTTAAAAACAGGAATCGAAGCGAAAGGGAACGGCGTACCTACCGTCCAGGAAAAGTTACCAATTCTTACTGGTCGAGAAAAGAAGCGATCCAAATTAAACTCTGGCGAATCTGCAACATAGTAAGTATCATCTCTAGCAGATATAAAACCTGCCTCGAAGCCAGAATTGTCATCAGAAAACGTTGTAATGTTAGCAATAGCACTTGCATCGGCCTCTTCAGTCAACAGAGATTGAGGCTCATATAATAGTGTAGATCTCATAGATAAAAGGGCAAGAGCAGAAGCACGACTACAAGCAAAATAAGACTCAAGAACAGAATAGGGTAAAAATTGCAAGCAGTCAGTGCCATCGAAAGAACAGACGTTGTTGTAATCTCGGAGCCTCCGAGATGAGAAATCATCATAATTATGTACAGTGATAATTTCGTTAAATGAGACATTTGAAGTCTCTAGCGGGTCATCCAACCCTTGCGGTATACCGCCATGTTGATTATGGGTGTTACTAATACCCGGAGTCACATCGTCAAATGCGACCAAATTATTTTCATTATTTACATTTTCGAGTAATATACACAATGGGAGCTTATACTCATAGACACCCGTGTTAATGGTAATATAAACAATGCGCAAGCCGGCTTTAAGACTTACCAATCTCAAAGCAGGTAACCAATACACACTCTAGGATATTTTTTCTACAATAGCATCATAAGTATCAAACAAATGAATGCTATGTACGGAAAAACCATGACGATGCGCAACCCGTCCCAACTGATTGCGTTTCTCTTCATAATATTCCCTACCCCTCGGGCAGAATTCCCGGAGGGCGCCATCGACGACCGAGCCAGCCCATTCATGATCATCGATCTCAGTGGATGCCAGGCGCACGTGCAATGACTTAAATACAGAGGCTTCATCTAAAACCCCTATACGACGACCTAAATCAGCGTTGTACACATCCCCTCTTTTGAGGAAATCGACCTCCTCTAATGCGAGATATCTGGTATGCTCCCCTTCCTTCGAAGGGGGCGTGTACTTCATACCTATAGAGTTGATGTACTCGGATTTGGATATGTTGTTAAAGCCAGGGCAGTCGATCGATACGGATCCAATATCGTCATCTCCATAAGTCATAAGGGCTACATTCTCTCTAAAAATTTTTTTCGGATAGACAGAAAGAAAGGCCATCCTGCTAATCAGAGAATTGACGATGGAATTGATATAGACTGTCAAATTGTGACCCGATGGATTGCCACCGTGCAATTGGACGAGTGTCCCGTTAAATGCAAGCAACGGGTAGATCACATCCGCCATGGCTGATTGCATAATCCTGATATCTCTTTCGGTATATTTGGCGCGTCGAGCAAGCTCAACCAATATGTCAAAAGCAGCAGTGGTCAAAACCGAAGGCATTCGCTGATCATACGCCGAATAGTCACCAGCTACAATACGTTGAGTGCCATGTGTCTCCACGTGCTCCATCATTTCTCCCCACTCGTTTCCAAACGCATTAATACCAACGGCACACTCCGAGATCAACGGATACATACTCAGTTGCGCGGCTAGTGGTAGGAAAAACTCCCTCAAAATCATCTTCTGCACAACTGGAGCGGCCTGGAAAACCCTAACTTTCAACTTACCTATTTTCACAGCCTCATCCTTCAGAGAGGCTCTGAAAACCGAATAGACCCGCTGACCATGAGCATACAAATTCTTAACATGGTCATACGTAATTAAAATTTCATCGTCGATCGCAAAATTAACAGCGTGACCTGGGATCGGCCCTAGTTCCTCACAAAACTTAGACAATTTCCCAGACAAGGGGAAGCCAACCGAAGTGTTTTGGGGCATTCTATTTAGAAATTTATCCCCATCCAAACCATTAATAATCGTCGGCATATCCAAGGGAGTAAGATCTTCAAAAGGAATATCAGAGAGTCCACACAAATAGTCTTGGACAGCAGTCGCCACTTCACTCGGGAAGGGTCCAATGGCCGGTGTCGAGAATCCGGCCATGGCCAATGACCAATTGTGCCAAGACGGCACTACTGGTGGACCCATGGGTGGAGGACCATGCTCTCTGGTAACTCCTAGGATCTCTGTGACTGATTCGGATATATGAGATACAAACACTTTGGTATGATTCGTCACGGCTCCTTTACAGGACCCAAGTACATCAATGACAGCGCCCTCCGGTAAAAAGTTTGTGGGGCAGCGTGGAGCCACCGGTCTATCAATCATGAAACCCTCTTCACCAAGATGGGCTTCAAATAACACGGTAGGGATGTTTCCCTCTTCGGCGAGTGTAGAAAAGCCAGGAACCCTCTCTAGTTCTAAGATAGCTGCTTCCAGTTCACTCCTTAATACAAAACCGGAACACCCACTTTTGGTACCAGTAATGCCGCCGAGATGAAAGCCAGCGATGTAAGGTTTCTTGGTCTCCGAGACAAAGTATCCCATGCACATACCACGGAAAGTGGTTGTGCTGATAAAATCATAATGCGCACCAAAGTAAGTATCACAAACTGTCTTAACGGGCCCGAAAGTAAGGCGTGCCTTGTCCTCCAATATCACTCCATTAGCCTGTCTATAGCCAAAGGAACACACTTGTTGCCCCGATAATTGAACGGTTGGAAAATAAACGCTTAAATCTTTCTTAGCGCATCCCCCTGGACAATAGAGCAATACCAAATCAGTCCCAGGTATCCTGACAGAAGCGTCTGTGGACACTCTTACTTTGAAAACATGCGAATTCCCACTACCAATGATCCTCGGCGTGATCTCAAGCACTCCGTCCTCCTTAAAGAAGTGAGAGGGCAAGAGTAGGAGGTGTGTTTTGATGAAAAAACCACCGACGATGCGCGTCCCAGACTTCACGAAGACAGAATTCTTTTTGCAAGTCTCGAACAAATTCTGCCAGGTTGTTGTCTTCACCGCTTCATGAACGTTCGTCAGCTTAACCTTGGGCAATCCAACCCACAAATTGCCAGCATTACGCCTGCGAATATATTCTTCCGAATCAGGATTCAGTGCGGATTGATCCTCTAGTACGCCCTTCCGTGCGCGCACAAAGAGGCTCAACGATCGGATTATATCTAACATGATTTTTACCAACATTAGCTGCCCCATAACAGGAAGAGCATTCCGAACTATGGTACGTAAATTCTGGGTCGCTGTGCGATTAGCATAACGTCTCCAATTATCTCGTGCCCTTTCCTGCAAAATCAAAGCGTTCATACCAAATAACAAACAATTCTTAAAGTACAGAATATAGGTATACGCCATTGCAAAGGCAAACCAGAAAGTATTGGTCACTGTGCCCACACCGAATGCCCAGTGCAAAATCCAAGGTATATGTACCCAACACACGTATCTCAAATCGGCATATGAGCGCATTAATAGCCAATATGCAAATCGGAAGGAAAAAATCTCCCTGAACAGAGGATACAAATAATCATTCAGCATCGGATCGCCTGTACCAGTTTGAAACTCGGGATTCGCAATCGAGATTGCTTCCTCATTTTGAGCACCATCTACACTCTCTTCTTCACCATCCTGATCCTCATGTGTACAAATACAACCTAGGTCAAGATTGTAACATTTTGAGCAAATGTGGACGTCATGGTGCATTACAGTTTGGCGAGAGACGATAAGTTTTTGAGTGTCCGTGTGTAATTTTGCTGCGATAGCTATATACTTCGCAGCATCCAGTAAGGTAACATCTTTCAGGAAAATCTTTCTCAACTTGCAAAAGACTGGTGCAAAAACAGCAACATCAGGCTTGCCTTCACATGGATTCTTATCTGAAACACACGATTCAACGGTTAACAACCACATATCCGGGTACAGAGCTTCGGAACCACTCAAAGTA